TTTGCGGTGTCGGGCTTGTTTGCTTTGTTCGTTTTTAATTGCTTATCAACAAATTTCTTTCCCTTAATTCTTCATTTTCTTATTGACTTCGCTTAGCTGATCTACCTATTGTGTGGCAAAGAAAATTGATGTAATGATTATTGATGGCAAATAGGAAAACCTAACACAAAAAACCCGCCGCGCAAGCGGAAAAGAAAAAAACCGTGCGGCGGCGGGTCATTCTCCATGCCTAACTGACTGACCTCTGGACATTTTGTCCAGAGGTGGCAGAATGGCAAAAGCGGACGGTTTAAGGGTAGTCCGTCATAAGACAGTATTTGTTTAGAAGTGTGGCGTAGCGTAAAAGCTACGCCATTTCTTCATTTGCCGGTGTGTTCAGTTCCGGCAAAATCCCCAACAGGTCATAGCTGATGTGAATATTCTGCCTTCGTTTTCCGTCAGACTTATCCGGTGCTTCCACAAAGACTTTACATACCAAATCATTTAAAGTAGTGGGCGTGAGTTCCGTTAAATCTGTGTATTGCTTGCACTTACGGATAAACCGTTCTACATCTTCGGCGTGCTGTTCCTGTTCGTCCAACTCTGCTTGCCATTGTTCCAGCTTGCTTTCCAAGCTGGTTTGTTCCGCTTCATAATCGGAGGACAATTCCTCAAAGCGAATATCATTAAGTTTTCCGCTTACATTATCCTCATACATCCGTTTGAACAGCTTGGATAATTCAGCAATGCGCCGCTCTGCCTGTGCAATCTGCTTGCGCCGGAGGGCGGCTTGTTTTTTACGGTCGGCGGTGCGCTTGGTGTTCATCTTGGCACGAAATATATCCTCGTATGCCGCCACAAAGCTGGTCACATACTGCAAATGCCATAACACCAATTCCTCCAATACAACAGCACGAATAAAATGCGTGGAACAAACCTCCTTCCCCTTGTTCCGTGAGGTAGAGCAAACAAAGTGGTCTTGCCTTGTTTCAAAGCTTTTACTGGTGCAGTAGTAAAGTTTCTCCCCACAATCGGCGCAATAGGCAACGCCGGAAAATAGATTGGTTTTCCCTGTCCGTGTCGGCCTGCGCTTGTTTTTCCGCAAATCGTGCACTTTTTCCCATACGTCAACCGATATAATGGCTTCATGCGTATTCTCAAACACCAACTGCTTTTCTTCAGGGTTCCATAGCTTTTTCTTGGATTTATTAAGATGGTGTATAGGTTTTGAAGTTGATGGTATGCCCCAGATATTCTTTGCGCTCCAAGATGTAAGCTACGGTATCTGATACCCATTTGCAGGGGTTATCCGGCAATGCGGTGTTTGGTTTGCGGCCATTGGAAAGCCAGTATGCGGTGGGAACAGGAATTTCATCTTCTTTCAGCATTCGGGCGATTTGCGTGGGGCCGTAGCCCCCCAGACACAAGGCATAAATACGCCGGACAATCCGCGCCGCTTCTTCGTCCACAATCCACCGTTTGGGATTGTCCGGGTCTTTCCTGTAAGCGGCTGTCAAGTCAAAGACAAAAAATTATTGATTTTTTGTCTTTGACTTTAACCGTTATATCACATCACCGAAAGTAAAACAAATCTCAATATGCTCCGCGTCAAAAACCACGATACGGTCTATCATGCCAACCATTTCCTCCGTCACATCCGAAGCGCCCGAAATACGGGTCAGGAGCGGTATATCGTTTATTGATCTCTGTTTACCGCTGCCGCTGTCCAAAAGCCGGTTTAATTCTTCGATCCGGCTTTCTGCCCCCACAAGCTCATTGGAGCAATCTGTTTTGGACGACCTATATTCATCCGAGCTGATCTTCCCGTCAGCATAATCCTCGTACAGCGTAAAAATCCGCTGCCGCAATCGCTCGCATTGAAAAGCGAGCTTTTTTAGTTCATTGACAGCATTTTTCCCCGACAGCGTTTCCCTTTTCGCCTCACGCAAAAGCCGCCGCCTCGCGTCCAGCGCCTTTTCCGCTTCAACCCTTATGGATGAAAGCACAATATCTTTCAGATCGCCGACGTAAATCCTGCCGTTAAAGCATTTTCCGTCCCCTGCGACACGCCCGTCATAACAAACATAATACGGGTCGCTGCCGTTATAGAGGTCTAAAGCGTGGCCGCAATGACCGCACCTTAACTTCCCCGCGAACAGGCTTCGCCGTTTATCAGAGCCGGTTTTGTGAAACCTGCGGACAACGGCCTGTGCCAGTTCAAAAACTTCACGGGGCACTATGGCTTCATGCGCGTTTTCAACCCTTATCCATTCGCTTTCGGGTACAGGCACGGAGCGCAGGCTTCCGACCCCGGTTTTCTTTGTCTTACCGCTCACCTGAACGCCTGCATACCGTTCATCCAGCAATATCCGGCGCACGTTCTTGTCAAGCCACAGGTTTTTGTCACGCACGGCGGACTTATCGCCCCGCTCGTCAACCCCTTTTTCTGCGGTATTCAAGTGGAGTGTCGGCGTTCTCGCGGTTTAGGACGGCGGCAATCTCGGTAGTTTTACGCCCCTCGGCGGCGAGGTCGAAAATACGGCGGACTGTCGCGGCGGCTCCCTCGTCTATAACGAGCTTGTTCCGCTCCGTCTTTGAGCGCATATATCCGAACGGGGCAACACCGCACAGAAATTCGCCTTTCGCTGCTTTTGCCGCGTAGCTCTGCCGGACTTTTAAGGATAACTCCTTACTGTAAAGGCCGTGTCGCATGGCGCTGAACGCCACATCAAGGGGGGCGGTGCTGCCGGTATGAGTTTTGCTGTCGTAGCGATCATTTACGGCAATGAAGCGGACGCCGAGGAACGGGAAGATCTGTTCCAGATATTCACAGACCTCCACATAGTTCCTGCCGAACCTTGATAAATCCTTAACCACCACACAATTTATCCCGCCTGTCCGTATCGCGTCCAGCATTTCCGTTACGGCGGGACGCTGAAAATTCGTACCGCTCCATCCGTCGTCGGCAAACTCGATTATCCTTGTTTTGTTCAATACGGGATGGCCGCTTACAAAGCCGGTCAGTAAATCCCGCTGGTTTGTGACGCTGTTGCTTTCACGGTCGCCGCTGTCGTCATCGGAAAGCCGGATATACAGCGCGGTCGTACACTCCATCATGCCGCACCATCCTTTGCAAAGGCTTCCATCAGAGCAAACTCGTCCCTGTGCTTCCAGACAATTTCAATCTCGTCCGGGTTTTTTACCTCGATACGCTCGATCAAAGCCACAGCCATATCGCGGGATAATTCCACAGGGTTCAGAAACGCTTCCACGGCAGCCAGTAATTTACTGTCCGGGGATATGGCATCGGTGAGAGTTTCCTTTTGCCGCCGTGATTCCGCAAGCTCCTGTTTCAAAGCCGCGTCTGTGCGTTGATACTTCTCTTTCGCATAGATATACTCACCCTCATTAAGAAGCCCGAACACATAGTCCTCGTACAACGCGCCGCTTTTTTTCGTATTATCCCGCAAATCACGCTCGGCCCGCGCTATGTTCGCGTCCAGCGCGGCGCTCCGCGATTTGGACGAATTACCGTGTTCTTGCAGATTGCCGCCTATGTCGGACGCCAGCTTTACCTGTTTTGTTACTGCCGCCAGTACAAGATCGTACATTTTCCGCGCGGGGATAGCGGCGTAACGCTCCTGTTCGTCATGCTGTTTTTCAAGGGGGCAAAAATAGTAATAATACTCATGGCCACGGGTAAAATTCCGCTTTCGTACCAGCTTTGAGCCGCAAGCGGCGCATACCAGCAGTCCCTTCAAGGCGTTTTCGGGATAACATTGGCCTGACAGGTTTTCAAAGTACGCCTCGCGGCGTTCACCGCATACGCGGTTCGCGGCGTTCCACAATTCGGCGCTTACAATGGGTTCGTGGCTGTTTTCCACAACGCACCACTCGGATTCAGGTACGAATTGAAGCGGCTGACGTTCACAATACGCCTGCTTTGTCTTGCCCTGCACTAAATGCCCGAGATATACCCGGCTTTTGATGATCCTGTCAATCGCTTTCGGCTGCCATATGGATGCCTTATAATATCCCTCGCCTTTGACTGTCCCGCCGTTTCGGAGCCGCATGGATGGGCAGGGTATTCCTAAATCGTCCAGCCGCTTCGCTATGGCGGCGCGGCCCATTCCCTCCGAACGCCACCTAAAGATGTCGTGGATTATCGGCGCTGTTTCCGCATCGGGAACCAATTTGCCTTTTTCCGTTTCCGATTTTTTGTAACCATACGGGGCGAAAGCGCCGGTATACTCGCCGCGCTCCCGCTGGGCTTTACGCGCCGATATGGATTTTCGGGAAATATCCTTAACATAAGCGTCGTTGATAAGGTTTTTCAGCATGACGATAAGGCTGTCGGCAAGGCCGGTATCGGTTTCGCTGTCGTACCCGTCGTTGACCGAGATAAATCTAACACGCAAAAACGGAAAGATTTTATCCAGCAGTTCGCAAGCCTCCACATAATTACGGCCAAATCTTGACAAGTCCTTGACCACAACGCAGTTTATCCTGCCCGAGCGTATGTCGTTCATCAGCCGGTTAAACTCCGGACGGTCGAAATTCGTTCCCGTCGAACCGTTGTCGATGTATGTATCCGTTAGCTTCAGATACGACCGCCCGGCGATATATTGCGCGGCAAGCTCCGCCTGTACCTCAATGGAATCGCTGTCCTTGCGGCCGCCGTCCTCAATGGAAAGCCGTGCGTATACGGCGGTGTTCCATACCTTTTCTTCCTGTCTGGATGCAGGGCGTAGCGCGGCCCCTCGCCTGCTTACTCTCGCCACCTCATACCACCTCCGTCAACAATTCGTTGCCGGGGACGGGATGAAGCTCACTGACCGCTTCCGCAAAGCTAAGAGCGCGCATATAATCGTACTGATACCGGAAGTTGATTTCAAGCCGTGATTTCGGGTAAATGACAATTCGGTCGGTTACGGCGACCAGCAGCTTTCGCGTTAATTCCGAAAAATTGTGATACTGCTTGAAATACTCGATCCAGACGTTTTTCTCGCCTTTGCAGGAGATAATGTCCTCAACTTCCCTTGTGAGCGTTCCCAAAGCCTGTTCCGCGTCGGTGTGCAGGACATTGTAACTCTCTTTCATCCGGCGGTATTCCGTTTCATTGAGTAAACCGTTTTGCAGGTTTTCATACAGCGAGAAAATCAGCTTTTTATACCGCTCGATTTCCTCGCGCTTCCGCATAATCTGCCTGTCCAGCCGCTTGACTTCATCCTGCTTGAGCGGCAGGCCGTCGATGAAAAGCAATATGCGTTCAAGATTCAGTATATTGCTTATGTGATCCCGTACCGCCGCCGTCACACCGTCCGTCAGGTCGTTTTCGCCGATCCTGTACCCCTTGCAGCCGCTTGAACAGATATAATAAACATACCGCTTATCCCCAACCTGAACGAGCCTGCGTATCATGTTTTCATGGCAGTTTCCGCACACCGCTATGCCGGAAAACGGATAGACCGCGCTTTCGCCGGGCGCGATGCGAGTGTCCCGCGACAGCAGACTGTTCGCAAGCTGAAATTCCTCCCGGCTAATGATGGCCTCATGCGTACCGGCGACACGCTCCCAATCCTCGGGAGGTTTCTGGAATTTTTTCTTGATTTTGTGGTTCGGCGTTGCGTATTTACCCTGTACCATTGTGCCTATATAGACTTCATCCCGCAGGATACGCCTCACGGCGACGGCAGACCATTTTGCCTTGTTCGACGTTTTGAAAGTTGTCAAATACGACAGACCGGCCGCCTTTTTGTATTCCATCGGCGAGAGGACGCCGAGACTGTTCAGGCGGTTGGCGATGCCCTGCGCGCTCTGCCCCTCCAGCTTCCAACGGAAGATGTCTCGCACGATGGAGGCGGCTTCCTCGTCGATCACCAGCCTGTTTTTATCCTGTTCATCCTTTTTGTAACCGTAAACGGCGAAAGAACCGACAAAATCGCCTTTCTTGCGCTTCACGTCAAGCTGGCTGCGTATTTTAACAGAAATATCGCGGCAATAGGCGTCGTTTACAAGGTTCAAAAAAGGGATAACAATGTC